GTTGAATTATCAGGGGTCATAATAATTTCAGAAGCTTGATGTCCAGTGTCCACAAGGGTACCAGTATTGGGCATCATTATATAGGGAACATAATAAGGGGTCTCCCACTCAAACACAGGGTTCGTATCTGAGCGTTGGATCAACATACCTTCATCACTCGATGAATCCACGGTAACTGGATCACCAGAGTCAGTGTTGGTCACTTGCACCAAGAACGTCTGCGGGATTAAAGTCGGCACACCTTTCCATCTTATACTTCCGCGAGAGAATAAGAAACTTCTTCGTACGCGATCAATAGCATGCACACCATTTCTGTAAGCCCATGGGCTTAACACAAAGGTTTGTTGCTGATTGGCCACGTTATAATAATGATATCTCTTCATAAGCTCAGGCCAAGAAGTAACTTCTTCTCCCATTTCACATCTCACTGTGACCTTAGAACTCGTTGGAACGAGACTAGGAAACGGTTTTCTAAAATGTGCTCTCATATCACTTGTATCAGTAAGATCTGTCTCCATTTGCGATCTTAGGCCTGGGGTAACTTCACCCTTGCCATAATTAGCAAACATATCAGATTTCGACAAAGTGGAGAACGCTCTTCTAGGTCTTTCTTCTTCTTCTTTACCCTTGATAGTCTTCATTTGGTTGACAGCATCAGTATAACCATTCCAAAGGTAAGTAGGTCTGGACACTTCAAAATCTTCAGCTCCAGACATAAATACAGCAAACCAAACTATAGAAGCACCAGCAGTTTGGTTGTTCGACACAACAGGATTCAACAATGTAACTTCAAGCTGACCGTTCATTCCAGTCCAAGCTGTTGAAGGTATTGTTGTAGCTGCGTAAGGATCAACTACATCTAACCAAGGAACTTCACGCAAGTAAGGTATAAGAACAGATGTTGATGTATCACCCATAATTGATATCACTCTATTAGCAACATCACCATCTTCGTTTGAGGCCATCGACCCCGCGTGAGTAGGATCAGGTAACCAGTGAATCCTTAAACGACAAGCTGTCATCTTAGAACACGTAAACACAATGTGGAATTTAACTCCACCTCTCCAGAACTTAAAGAAAGAACAGAGATTCGCTAACGGTGTCATAGAATAAACTTGATGCACAGGAGGACCGGTAATAGTTCTAAAATGAACAAAAGTAGGAGTGATAGGTATCTGTATGACATTCGTTCCCACTGCTGTTCCATCGTTGAAAGAACCAACCATAACCAAGCCTGGCAAAAGCTTATAATTCGCAAACAAATTGTAGTCACAAGGTGTGCAAAATATTCTCCAGTCATCAGCAACTTGGTTCTCAGGGTCCATAGCTAGTTTTTCAGCTCCATCCAAACCTTTTGCCAAAGCCATAGATGTCGTATTCTTTTTAATCACTTTCGTAACAGTAGACAAATCAGTAGGTTTGGCAAGATAAGTTTGAGCCATAATTCCAGCAAGTGAGCCCGTAGCTCCAGCAAGGCCAGAGTTTATAGCCCCAGTCCCAGCATCTAACACACCGTTTACTGCACCAGTCGCGCCCTTCGTGAGCGATCCGACGGTATTAGAGACCATACCACCCAAATTGGCGGCCAAAGTCGTAAAAGGTGTAATCATACCAGAAATGAGATCATCACTCATAACTTTATTTTTGCTCTTGTTCTTTCCCTCTTTTCCTTGAGCGCGCAGCCGAGAAACCGCACTGCCCGTACGCAAACCCCAACCAGCAGGAGCTGGATCCTCGAAGTTCGCATAAAAAGTAACTTCTAAAGAAGATACTGATGTAGCATTTTGTAGCGTGAGAGGATGGAGGATATAGACATTAACGTATCCGAACATACCATAAGCGGCTTGTCCAGAGTCCGCAAGATCCTTCATGTTCCAGAATCTCAAAGGCCCAACAAAAGGCATGATCCACTCTACGACTCCGTTGGTGTTCGCTGACACCATTAACGAATTATTCGCAGCAGCTGAATACATGTTAGTGAAAGGTGCAAAGCTTGTCAAATTATTATTATTATAATGCGGCAGCCATGAAATTAAGAGTTTTCCAGCATGATTAATCGTTCCATTTATTCTGCAGCCCACTTTTATTCCACTTCTCAAATACTGAAAGCGATTAAGCTTATCAGCAATGTTTGGTATTGCCATTAACATATCAGGGAATGTAAGAGTGGTCAACACATCACCCACGTTTCCAGCAGTTGACCATGTCACTTGGACAATGGGGTAAGGCCTCTTCAGTATAGTACTAAGCCCTTGGTCAGGATATGGATCCATTCCTTGAGCAACAGACATAACTGTAGTAGGCGTTTCAGCTGTAGGATTCGTCTTTCCTGCCTCATCAACAAATTCAGTAGTAGTTTGTACAGTAGTTTGTCCACCCTTCAATTCACCAGCCACGGCTGTGATGGGCTCCATTTGAGCTTTCAGCACCTTTCGACATTCGCAAATGTCGAATGCACATTCGCACTCATCACAAACTTCTTCAACTAGAAATTCTCCTTGAGCTTCAATAGCTTGCATATATTGATCTCTATCAATAGAGCCTCCGATCTCATCGTCGCTATCTTCTTCGCAATTGCAGTAGAAGGATTCGCAATAAGTACAAAAATCCTTGTAGTCTTCTTCCATCTGTTCATAATAAGCAATATAACGGTCATTTTCAAATTCATCGTCATACTCCTCTTCAGAACTGGTCACAAAGAGTTCTTTTCTAGCTTTCTCAGTATCAGAATCACTTGATTCTTCTTCTTCTTCTTTTGTTTCCGCTCCCTTTTCAAACAGTTGGGGTATATCTTTCTCCCAATCTGCCAAAGGACGAGGAGGGGGAACAGGCATATTTATCACACATATGCAAAGCGATTGCCACCGACAGCAAGTATAACAGAAATTAAATTGGGTCATATTTGTTACCATAGGTATACGAGCTGCACGTTGTTCAAACACCTTTTCGTCATTTGTTTTCCATACTCTTTCATATGGTTCTTCATCATCCGCGGGTTCCATTTGTGAATGTAACCCCGGCACATAGTCAGGATCTGTAATTTCCACAAGTTGTTTAAGTTTTGGCATAATATACTTGTGTTCCATTAAGGTCTGACATAAATTTCTTACAGGTTCCATCTGCCATTTGCTTTGACTCGGTTCTATCTTAAAAGGTAAACTCAATCTAAATAAAGGCTCTAGCGGTTCGTTTTCATGTTGAATAGCGACAACCTCTCTAGGGCCATGATATTCCATCAGGTTTGCTGTTTCAAGCTGAGCTCTAAGCATAAATTTCAGATCCACCTCCACTTGTTCAGCTACTAACGCATTAGCGGCATTAAAGTGCTCAGCATATAAATGTCTATAATTAAGGGTTATTTTAGGATAACCAGCTTTAGCCAGTGCAACATTTATTTTAGTTTTGTAATCTTTAAACACTGGCTTGCCCCACAAGAAGGCTTCGCGTAATGTGCTTTCACAACAGGACAAAAGAGCTCCTTCCTCTTTTGTTATATAATTTGGTATCTGTTCGATAACATTCCTGTCTAAAGCACCCCACACAAAGGGTCCTCGTTGGACAAAATATCTTTTGAGATAAGTCACTTCACTAATATGATAATATTCTGGTAAACTAGACTTTTTGTCTATTGAAGTGTATTCTATTCCATACCTGCTTAAGTATTCAGCAAAATCAAGCATGGATATCTCAAAAAGTTTACCAATCACATGGTCATCACCAAAGGTTTCAATCAGCCTTGGTGCCATGTATTCTATATACGTTTGATTCTCAGTACTCTTACACAACACACATGCTGTCCAGAGCAAAACCATAGCAATAGAATTGATTATAGTCGTTAAAAATCGTCCACTAGTATTACTAGTTTGCTCATAGATCACGTTCGCAACAATGTGTTTCACATTTATACACAGCGAGGTCAATAAGAGTTCTAACTTGAACAATTCAGCCCAAGGTAAAAACGGTTTATACCAATTAATAATCACTTTATTGACAGCACGCAAAATCACTTTTTGTAGTGAAGCATCCATCGACTTAATATCTCCAGCTAATACTTTCTCACTGTATTGCTTTATCTTCTGATGTACTTTCTTATAAGAGAAAGCGTCATGAGCATTCATTCCTAAACTACAGAATGAATCTATCTCAGCACGCCAACGCATAATGTTCTCGAAGAACATTCCAGTGTACATTCTTTCCAATATCAAGATCTCAAGAGGCATCGTATTCATGATCCTCGTCTGTCCTTTCTCTACCTTCTCAAATGGTAGCAGCTCGTCTTTAAGATTATCACAAACAATGAAGTCAGGGGCAATTCCTTTTCCAAGGAAATCTAGAGCCTCCTCAACTTTATTTTTGATTCTATCTGTAGGAACAAGTCGCTCACCAACTCTTGTCAATAGAGCAGCTTTACCTCCACCCAATAAATGTTCTGTATTATATGGATATCCGGGGGAGGTCTTCACTTCAACAGGTCCTAGGAATTGTGCTCCGTCAGGCCCATTAAGTGCTTCATCCATAGTAAGAATCCGAGGAATAACCTTATGAGGTATCATCTCAGAAACTACAGTAATTGCCCTCTCTAAATATTGATCGTTATAAGTATTAAGAGGGCGAGACACTTTCTTTTTAAGTGTCACTTCAACAGGTTTTATCCCGTTGGTTGGTTTAAGCATAGCAGGTGCACAATCGGGTTCAGCAAGAACACCAGATATTGGCGACACCACTTTGCTTGATTTTCCAGGCATACGCACAGCTTCCTTGGGAGGAACAGTACGCAAAAACCTAGCTACTCCACTATCATTAAAGATAGAAACATCGATCACAGGAGTAGGTTCCATCTGGGCTACTAATCTAGGAAGAGCAGCTCGGATGGTTTCTTGTGTCACTATAGAGCAACACGCAAGTGGCCCACCAGCTACATGAATACCAAAGATCTTTCTTGGGATCTTAGTATAAAGCAACAAGTAAGGCGATCCACATTCTCCTTGGAATGTAGAAATATTTTTGAAGCAATATGTATTCTGGTTTGACGCTTTTCTCAACGTTTTTGAACTATTGTCGTACACAACACGAGACATCCTTTCGGGGTGCTCTGTAGTAGTGCGGACATTAGATCCATGCTTTGAATTAAGTACAACCAGTCCGACAGTGTTGCCAGATATATGCTTCAAATCTTCATCATGCAAGAAATGTTTAACTATAGACTTTCGAGCAGGTACTGTATTAGGAACGGTGATAAACACTTGGTCATCAACTTCGCTCTTTACAATAGTACTCTGATTCAAATCCACAGTATACTGCTCTCCATCTAGGAAAGTTATAGTCAACTCTTGCTTCTCCACGTCTTCAATCAAATGACGCGGTGCGAGATAGTCTTGTTCTCCTAAAGCGAGCATTCGGGTTCTGCCATTGGCAGTTTTCCCATAACACACATTCTTTGGTAAAACATGCTCGACTATATCAAACGCAGCAGGGTCATCTGAACTAGCTGACTGTTGTTGTCCTCCATAAGTGGAGAACGAACGAACAGGCACACCAGTTGTGGTGACTGTACTACGTGGTAAGACATTAATAGGTCCTGACTGTGCTTCTATATCTTCTTGTTGAGGTTTCTTAAATAATTCCATTACATATGCAATTCCTCTAATACTTAACAAGAAAGTTATGAAAGCACCAGCCATGACAACTCCTGTCTTAAAACTTTCTTTGGCTAATTCACCAAAGTATTTCACTGCACTAAGCAGTGCATCTTTGATTCTAACTGCTAATTTCTTAATTTTAGACCAGTAACTAACTTTTACGATTCCTTGCTTTGTTGTTGAGGGAGGAATACCCGCGTTATCCAATGCTTTGAACAACGATTCGTTTGAGTTAGCGTCCGGTTTATCTTTAGTTATTTTAGGTGTAGCAGTATCATAATCATCATCATCACCTTGAGCTTTTAACTCTGTTTTTCCGACAGACTTTGAAATTTCTTCCAATCTGTCATCAATCTTCTTATCCTTATATATCTTGTTAAATCTATTCACAACTAATTGTACATCTTCTTCTAATTCTTGAACGGCTAACACATGTTTTATGTTTCCTTCTTTCTCTTCGATTTCGATGTATCGCTGCAAACACAATTGCAAGAATGTAGGATAATCTATGGGTTCTCCTTCTGGCTCTTCAGTACGCACGTTATAAAGCTGAATCTGATACACTTGAGGTGTAATTCGATCAGCTTTTAAAGTGCGCACATTCGAGTCATGAGAGATCATAGACTTTGAAACCACTTCTGCAAGAATATCTCGCCTACTCATAAAGGCAAGCATAGACTGCAAGGCGGGTTTAACGCCATCAGTTTTCTTTTCTCCTCCGTTGTTATTGCTAACAGATGCACCAGGTGTTTTCACACTATTGGCGGTAGCAATTAATAAACGCGAGTCGAAAAATGTATGACCTTTTCCTTGAAAAGCCATGGTGAGCGAACAGGTGGCATCATTTGCCATACGAATGACTTTCATCATTATTTTAGTTCTGTA